TGCCTGCTGGTGTTAAAGTTAATGTAAGTGATATGTTTGTAAAAGACAAATATGTATCAGAAGAATTACGAAACTTTGCAGTAGAGAATAATTTGCTATTTGCAACTGCATCGCAGTTGAATCGTGGTGCAGTTGAGGAAGTAGAATTTGATCACAGCCATATTGCTGGTGGGTTAAGTAAAATCCAAACAGCAGATAATGTTATTGGTATTTTTACAAGTCAAGCGATGCGTGAGCGTGGAAGATACCAAGTACAGTTTATGAAGACACGTAGTAGTAGTGGTGTTGGACAAAAAGTAGATTTAAAATTTGATATTGGTGGGTTGCGTATTACTGATTTAGATGAGGATGACGATCAACAACCAATGAATCAAACAAGTGCTATGTTTGATAAATTAAAACAAAAATCACAGGTATCAACGCAAGAAAAAAGTATTGCAGAAAATAGCGTGGTAGAAAATACTATAGCTGGGCATGATAAATTGCGTAATTTGCTAAAGAAAACTAATTGATTTAAATAAATACTATTATATGGAGATTTGTCATGTCTAAGCGTACACGTTCTTTACTACAAGAAATTAATGATATTGCCCCTAAAAAGGACAAAGTAAATATTTTAGAAAGCAGAGGAAATAATGCTCTTTCTGCAATTATAAATGTATTGGAGATGATTGACGAATCTTATGATGCGGGAACCGCACAAGATTTGCAAAAACGTATTATGCTTTGTATTAAAAATAGAGATATAGAAAGATTTAATAGAGGTATTAAACAACTAAGGAAGCCTTCATGAAGATTAAAGATATTATTGCGGGATCCAAAAAACGTAAGCACAGAGACCCACGTAAAAGTAGAATTATTCAAAAGGATTTGTATAATGCAGATCCTAAAAAACTTGGCGAGTCTAAAGGAAGAGATATCAATCATTTAGAAGACCTTGTAATATTCCACGGCAGCCAAGGCGGTAAAAAAGCAATAGATGTCTTAAAAAGTTTAGAAACAAGCCCTGAGAGTGTAACTATCAAGTGGGATGGAAGACCAGCAGTAATTTTTGGTCGTAACGAAGCAGGAGAATTTACACTTACTGATAAAAGTGGCTTTGGTGCTAAAACATATGATGGTAGAGTAACTAGTCCACAAGGATTAGAAAAAATGCTTAATGCACGTCCAGGTGCAAAAAATAATCCAGTAGGGCATCAAGAATTTGTAGGACAAATGACAGGTATATGGTCTGCATTTGAATCTTCTACACCTCCAGATTTTAGAGGATATGTACATGGTGATTTAATGTATTTTGATACTCCAAAAGATAATAAAGGTAGGTTAGAATTCCAACCAAATACAACAGTATACAGTGTAGATCCAAGTAGTGAGATAGGACAAAAAATTGCTAAAAGTAAAGTTGGTGTAGTACTTCATGCCTACATAGACTTAGAAGGAAATAAATCTCAAGTAGATACAACAAAATTTTTAACAGGAGATTTGTTAATATTACCTCCAGTAACATTAACTAATAGCCCTGACGTAGACAATAAACAACTACAGCAATTACAGTCTATATTGAATAAAAATTCAAACAACATAGATAGTTTGCTTAATGTTCCTGCGGAACTAAAAATGAAGGACTTTGCAAATATACTTTATACATACATTAATAGTAGTGTAAAATCAGGAACATTAAATAATTTAGGTAGACAGGATTTTATTAAATGGGTACAAGGAAGTAATTTAAGTAACCCTAAAAAACAAAAATCAACAGAATGGGCTGAGAAAAATGCCGCAGGATTTGATAGTATGTTTAATTTTGTCATAGCAATAAAAACAGTAAAAAATAATATTATAGGACAATTGGATAATCAGCCAGCTGAAATCGAAGCCTATACAGACGGACAACGTGGTGGAGAAGGTTACGTAGTGGGTAAAGACGTAAAACTAGTTAATAGAGCAGGCTTCACTGCAGCAAACTCAGCAAGGAATAATAATTAATGTTTAGTAAACAATGCAAATTACATTTAGAAGAAGCTAATTTGACACGTTGGCAGCATTTTAAGCAAGCAATGTGGATATCTTGGCAGTTAGAAAAAGCAGCGTATGCATGCTTTTTACATGCGTTTGCCCCTCGCTGGTTTAAAACATATGCATCAGATAAATGCAAACAAGTAACAGAGGTTAAAAACAATGGCTGAAAAATATACACTACAGCAATATGCAGCAATGCAAGGCGGGCATGAAATGAATATAGAGCCTAGTAATTTGTCATTTATAGAGTCGTTAGGCGAAGCACGTATGTATAAAACTCGCCAACAAATTAGTAAAGATGGTGCTCGTAGTATTACTGACCATGCATTTATGAGTATGATGAGCTTGTATGCTATGAGTAATGATTATGAATATGCTCCAGTAGCTAAAGAATATGCAAAGCGTACACTTTCACGTGGTAGTTTTGGTCAGCCTAGTCCAAGTGGTACAGACTTATATCAAACTTTATTCACACTTAAAAAGCCTAGCGGTTTACTTAGTGGTGATAAGGATGATCTACTACTTACTAAGGTAAAAGTACACGATGCTAGAATTAAACAATTTATGAGAGGTATTGAAAATGGTAACCTCACACACGGACAGGCCCAGGCGTTTTTCTTTAGATTGGAAAAAGATTTAGCAATACAAGATCCTAAATTACGAGCAACAAGAAGATTAGTACAAGATTGGTCTACCTTAACAACAGGACAGCGTCAATTAGCTGGAACACAAATGACTAAATATTTTAGACAGCAGGGTAGAAGAAGTGATCTTGCGCCTCTAATGAATAACTTTATTAGTAAAAATAAATTAGCAGTACCAACAGGAAAACTTGCAAAAGTTGCACGTAGAGTTGCAAGAGGTGCAGGTGCATTTGCAGCAGGTTATGCAGCTGGTAAAATAATAAAATAAGGTAGATAAATTGCAAACACTTGATGGTAACGAAAAGTATATCATTAACACTCTTATAGACATTACAAGTACAAGCGTAATTACACCAAAAAATGATCCTTTAGGTTTTCACCAAGAACAAAATCTTAATACTTTTTTGCAAATTTTAGGTTTACGCACTCAGATCTTGTCATATAGTGTTAGTGTAAAAAAATCAGCGAAATTAGAAAATTATAATTTTGGTGAAGGATTTAACAAGACGAGTTCAGTGTGGACATTGACATTTATTCCAGAAGCTACAATGCCTTGGAAAAAAGAAGAAGATGCGACATTTTGGTTGTATAAAGATTTTGATAATGTTCCTATACATTCTGGATTATGTGAGAAGGCTAAAATTAAACCTGCAGCAGTTGATTCGACTAGCATTAATAAAAACACATGCTTTGAATATATTGTATCTGCATAAATATAGTTAGTACAATAGTACAGATAAATCAGTTCTTTAATAGGCACCTGGAGTAACATATATGGCAATGCAGCAGTCAAGACTAGAACGTGAAAATCTAGAAGCACATGTAGATTTGTGCGCAGAAAGGTATCGCGTCTTGGAAGAAAATTTAAAAAGGCTTGAGTCTAAAGTTGACAGCTTGGCAGAATCTGTTGGCGTAATGGCTGAAAAACAAACTAATGAAAAAGCTAATACTAATAAAGTATTACTTGGTGCAGGAGCAACTATTATTATGGGCTTACTTTCCACAGTAGTTCTATTATTACTTAACTTAACGAACGCATAATGTTATTAAACGAATCATATAATACAGTAGTTACTGAAGCCAAGGTCGTTTTTGCACGTAGAGGTAGAAATGTTACTACTAAGTTTAGATGTACAGTAGGTGCTAGAGCGGGCAGAGTTGTGAGTAACCCTAGCCAATGCGCAGCACCTATTGATTTAAAGAAAAGATTTGTATTAAAAAGAACAAAAGCAGCAAAAGGTGCAAGAATGAGCAAAAAGGCTCAGCGCACCAAAAGGATGAATCCAGCCAGTAAAATTGTTGCAAGATTAAACAAGGCAAGAAGATGAATTTAGTAAATGGAAACCTAGTAAAATCTGCAATACAGTTTGCAAAAGATAATTTTAATGTTGATTTAGACGAAAAAGTAGTGTCTGATACTATTAAAAATTTATCCTTTTCAGAAAATATTAAAATTGCAGAGATAATTAAAAATGATGATATGAATGGTTTTAGTGAACTATTCGATATGGAAATAGAAGAAGCAATTACTCCATATGGAGCACAATCTGCACAACAACGTTCTATGAATACTAAGCAAACTAACGCAAATAGACGTGCAAATAATGCAAATCAAGATGCACAACGTGACGCAACAGGCGGCAGGGTTGGTGGAGTTCCTGGTAAGCGTAATACAACAGCTACAGGACAAGGTGCTGCACGTTATGACAAACGTGCTGATCCAGATGATGTCCAGCGTGGACAAAATGCAAGTGGAATAGACGCTAATAGACAAGAAATAGAGCGATTAAAACAACTAGCATTTAGGAGATAATAATGAAAAGTATTTTAGCTGCAGGTGGCATTCCTACATTTATTAGTTTACACGAAAGTGAAGTGTACGAAAATTTAATTAATAAAATATGCAAAGATGAATTAAATGAGCGTGATGCTTATATAATGCAAGGTCTGGTCAATAAGGGACTAGTAAAAAGAGTAATAGAAAATAAAAAAGTGTATTTTATGAGAAGAAGTGGAAATTAAAATGACGATAGATTCAAATAACGAAATGTTAAAAATATTACAAAATATGGAAAACGCTCAAAATAGGCAACCGATTGTAACTACAGAAGGGGATGTTATTCCTGGAAATGTTACTAGAAATGCTCAAGAAATGTATAGTATTTTAAGTAAATTACAAGATGCAACTGAATCAGCGACAAAAAAAGTAATTAAAGAAACAAAAAATAATCCTGAATTGAGTACTGCTACATTTAAAGAAAACAATATTAATGTTAATGGACAATATAGTATAGATATTGTTAAGAAAAAAGTGGCACAGGGTATTAGTAAAAAGTTTTATAATGTTTCGGATGCTACAAATATTATATATGAGGATATTTGTTTATTTGAAAGTGCAATGGGTATTATTAAATCCTTAATGGATAATGATAATAAGTTAAATAGAATTTTAGATTTGGATGGTCGTTATGGTTCGTATCTTGCTGAAGCAGCAATGTACAAAGTAAAAGTAAAAACTTTACAAGAAGGACATAAACAAGACATTGCATTAGCAAAACAGTCTAACGCATTATCTAAAATGTCATCATATAAGAAACAAATCAAGAATTTATTATAGCGTTTTTTTACTAAAACGATAAATACATTATAACATATAGTTAATAGGGGTTATTAAAATGAATTTAAATCAACTTAAAGAAAATAGACTGCAAAATGTTGATAGGGTGCTAAAAGAAGTATTTGGCACAAACATTAACTTTAATGCAGATTTAAACAAGCTTCGAGCTATGAAAGAAGCAACACAGAATAAAATTACTACTTTACGTAAAAGTGGTTTAGACGTATCAAGTAAAGACTTTCAAAAGCTACTACTAGTAAAAGAAGGTCTGGAGCATAGAATCGAAGAATCAGCAGACTTAGATACAGCTGAAGTTCTACTAGCAGCAAAACAAATGGCTGACGATCTACAAAAAATGGCAGAAAACTTAGCAAGCATGCAAGTTGAAGACTTAATGAGTATTACAAATGCTATGAAAGAAGAAGTAGGTACAGCAGAAGCAGAAGCATTTAATCAAGCGGCTGAATCAGCAATTAGTAGTGCATTAGAAGCAGTAAAAGCAGCTAACGAAGGTGTTAGTAATGCAGTATTAGCAGCACAAGGCCAACCAGTAGCAACAGATATGGATGCACCAATGGATGCACCAGCAGACATGCCAGCAGGCGATGACATGGATGTAGATGTTGATATGGGTGGAGATGACTTTGGCGGCGCAGATGCAATGGATGCCGATTCTGACATGGATGGACGTGAAATGAAAGAAGGCTTTACTAAAGATCAACTTAAAGAACGATTTGCAAAAGCTAAAAGATAATGCGATATTCAGACCTTATCAGAGACAAAGTAATTGATTTAATTACAATGTTAGACGCAGAAGGTATTAATACTGTGTCTATTGATGTCCTATCAAGAGAATTAAGTAAAATGGGACATGATGCTGACATAGGTACATTGAAAAAATTGCTTGATTCCTTGCCAATTGTAGATAACATTAAAGATGATGTAATTTATTTCTTTCAAGGAGAAGACGATAGTAAAAAGCCTGATCCTGAAAAGCAAGATAATAAAATAGATAAAATGGCTCGTAAGCAAGTTAAGAAAGAATTGGACAAATGAGTTACGGTTTAAATGCAGCACAAGCAAGAGCAAAATCAAGTGCAGACTTGATTGTTTTTGAAGAAATATATACTATTATGAAAGAAGTAATTAACCAAAGTTCAGCAGGTAATTACGAAGCATCTATCAATGATAACACTATAATGACATCAAGTTCCCCTACTACATCAGATAGTGAAAAGTATTTTAATACCTGGCAAGGAACTTTAGTAGACAGGTCTGCAAAAAACCAAATGGATCAAGTTGTAAAGTATTTTACTGATATGGGATATAGACTTGATCAGGTGACAAATACAATTACTGGTAACACATTTAGCTGGAAAGTCTATTGGTAACAGTAGACATTTAAGAATGAAAAAAATTGCTATTATAGGTTGTTCACATTTTGCATCTTTTCAACGGGGTGCAGGAGAGTCAAAAGATAGTTGGCCATGGTTAATGGCCAATAAATTTCCACAACATCAGTATAGAAATTATAGTGAAGGCGGCAGAGGAATGGAATATTTCCAATGGTGTCTTATAGATGCCTTTGACTGGGGTGCAGATATTGTTTTTATGAACAAAACATATACTGGTAGATATAATATATTAGGAATGTTTGATGAATTCGCTCCAACGAAATTAAATTGGAATACTAAAATGGTATCTGATAAACCTCATTTTGAGGAGAGACATTTCGAAACTGCATATGCTTGGATAAGTGGTGGGCAAGGACATGTAAATGGTTCAGGACCTACATTTGTAATAAAAGAAATGGAACAAGCATTAGATACATTAGCAAAATATTGTCTTGGAACTGAAGTAAGAAACAGTTATGAAGAATACTGGTATACTGCCCAAACAAAAATGAATAAATTTGAGAATTTTTTCCTAGTACAATGGGGAGGCGATTTTTTTAATGGAACAAATTTGGATCAAAAGAATTTTATTGGTAATGTAAACAAAGAGTCAGTTGTCTCGTTTATGTGTAATAGATTTGATATAGAAAATGAATTTCATTTATACACAAACGGTATAACTAAATCTGAAAATGATAATCATCTTACTCGAAAAGGGGCAGAAGTCTTGCTAAATGAATATTTACTTATGGATGAAAATGTAAAAAAAGCATTGACTTGACCGTGTATATATAATACAATACGGTATGTTAAAAATAAATTCCCCCTATCCCTATCAAGAACTTAAAAGAAAAAGTGTGAACGGTAAACGTATGTATGAAAATCCATATGGTAATCCTGTTCCTAGTGTTACAACTATTCTAGACAAAACAAAACCTAGAGAGAAAAGACAAGCACTGGCTAACTGGAAAAAACGTGTTGGTGTAGAAAATGCTCAAAAAATAACAACTGAAGCTGCAAACGTTGGCACTATTATGCACAACATGTTAGAGTCCTGGTCTAAAAATGAAGAATATACTGGTGATAATCTGATACAAGCAAAGCTAATGGCAGAAAAAGTAAAAACAAGTATTCAAGACAATATAGATGAAGTGTGGGGTAGTGAAGTTAATTTATGTGCGGCAAATTTATATGCTGGTACAACAGATTTGGTTGGTATGTACAAAGGCAAGCCAACTATTATGGATTTTAAGCAAACTAACAAACCTAAAAAGCGTGAATGGATTGACGACTACTTTTTGCAAGGTGCTGCATATGCGTTAGCACATAATGAAATGTTTGAAACAAAAATAGAAAGTATTGCAATTTTCATGTGTAGTAGAGAGTGTAATTTTCAGTTATTTGAAGTTGAAGGAAAAGAATTTTATGAATGGGCTGAAAAATGGGGCGAACGATTAGCAGAATTTTACAGTCTTTAAATAAATACATTATAAGCAAGGAATGAAAAATGGCACAGACAATTATAAGCAAACAACTAATTAGACGAGGCAACTTAGCTGATATGCCTTTTCTATCAGCTGGAGAATTTGGATTAGCACAAGATGAACAGAGATTATATTTAGGACAAAATCCTATTGTAGGCGGGGTTGTATCATCTACTGTAGATACAGTTGTATTGGAGTTTGGAGTTGCGGTTAATAGTTTAATGGCAAAAGTTGATTTAGATTATGCCGCCAATAGTACATATAAAATAGTTGTAATGGATTCTGTAAATGGTACAGAAGCAAGCATTCCTGGACATAGTATTAGTGTCGATAACGGACAAATGACAATAGCACACGGTTTGGGTAGAGCTTTGGTTCCAGAAGATATATTTACGTTACATTATAATAAAGAAATTACGAGCTATGTTGATGATGGTGGTGGACCTCAGCAAAGACAAGCAACAATTTTGCAAAAAGATCCACTTGAAGCTAATCCTGAAGAGACAGGATATGTTGCACATAGTGCCATTAAAAATAGTATTCAACTTGATTATTCATTATTCTTTGCAGGAACAGAAAGTCTAAGACAAGGCACACTTACTGTTTCTATAAATGGAGATAATGTAAGTACTATCAAAGATGAGTATAGCTCTAATAATACCGCATTAGATGTAGAATTTAGTATAGATGCATCTAATGGAGTTTTTAAACTAATGTACAATACTGTCTATACTAACCAAATACAATTTAATTATCTAGAAAAATCTTATCAAAACTTAGTAGCGTGAGGTAAACATGCACGACATATGGCTAACACCTCCACGTGAACGTATTAAAAAATGGCGTGAGTTCAGGCAACATATTACGAGTATGCCGTTGGAACAGGCAATAATGGAATGTCTTTCCCTTTGGGAATCAGCACCTATTTCATCTAGATTTTTAGATATACATGATTGTAAAACATGGCCAAAGCCTTGGGATCTAGTGTACTCAGGAGACTTTGATGAAGATTCTATTACACTAGGAATTACATATACAATGTATCTGTCTGGATGGGAAGATACGCAAATTGTGAGAATACTAGATCAAGAAAATAGTTTTGAAAAACTAGTGATTATAATTGACAACAATGTAGTATTACGTTATAGTCGTGGTAAATTTTTTGATAAAAGTATACTTAACAGCGTAGATCAAAAAGATAAAATACATTTACGAGATTTGATATAAGAGAGAAAAGTAATGAGCAAGAAAATTAACGTTGTAAAGAGAGACGATAGTAAAGAAGAATTAGATCTAGAAAAAATGCACAAAGTTGTATTTTATGCATGTGAGGGAATTTCAGGTGTAAGTGCTAGTGAAGTTGAAATACGAAGTCATCTGCAATTTTACAATGGCATCAAAACGTCTGATGTACAAGAAACGTTAATTAAAGCGGCTGCTGATCTAATTAGTGAAGAAACACCTAACTATCAGTGGGTAGCAGGACGTCTTGTGAATTATCATTTACGTAAAAATGTATACGGACAGTTTGATCCTCTTCCATTAGCAGTAGTAGCCCGCCAAAATGTTGAACTAGGTTATTATGATGAAAGTTTTTTTTCTGTTTATAGTGCAGAAGAAATAGAACAGCTTGATGGTTATATTAAGCATGATAGAGATGAAAATATCGCCTATGTTGGTATGGAACAGTTTCGAGGAAAATACTTAGTACAGAATAGAGTAACTGGCGACATTTACGAAAGTCCACAAATTGCATATATGATGATTGCAGCAACTTTGTTCCAGGATTATCCAAAAGAAACACGTATGAAATATGTAAAGGATTTTTATGATGCTAGTAGTAATTTTGACATTAGTTTGCCTACTCCTATTATGGCGGGACTTCGTACACCGCAGAGACAATTCAGTTCTTGTGTACTTGTTGAAACTGGTGACAGCCTTGATAGTATTAATGCTACTAGTTCAAGTATTGTCAAATATGTAAGTCAAAAAGCAGGAATAGGTATTGGTGCTGGTAGTATCCGTGCTATTGGCTCACCTGTACGTAATGGCGATACAGCTCATACAGGTGTTATTCCTTTTTACAAAATGTTTCAAAGTGCAGTTAAATCATGTAGCCAAGGTGGTGTACGTGGCGGCGCCGCAACATTGCATTTTCCTATTTGGCATTATGAAGTAGAAGATATGCTTGTGCTTAAAAATAACAAAGGAACAGAAGATAATCGTGTGCGTCACATGGATTATAGTGTACAGTTTAATAAACTTATGTATGAACGTCTATTAACTGGCGGAGATATTACACTTATGTCTCCTCATGATGTTCCTGGTTTATATGATTCATTTTTTAATGATCAAGATAAATTTAAAGAGCTCTATGAAATAGCTGAACGCAATACAAAAATCCGTAAAAAGACTATTAAGGCAAGTGAGCTATTTGGTTTGTTTATGGAAGAAAGAAAAAATACTGGCAGAATTTATTTACAAAATGTAGATCATGCAAACACACATAGTAGTTTTAAAGAAGAGATTGCTCCTATACATCAAAGTAACTTATGTCAAGAAATTGATCTCCCTACAAAACCACTTAACAGTATCTTTGATGAAGAAGGCGAAATTAGTTTATGTACACTTGCAGCAATTAATTGGGGGAATGTTAGAAATCCTAGCGATTTTGAAAGAGTGTGTGACCTTGCAGTACGTGCATTGGATCAATTATTAGACTACCAAAACTATCCAATTTTAGCGGCAGAGCTTAGTACAATGAAGCGTAGGCCACTAGGTGTTGGTATTGTAAACTTTGCTTATTGGTTAGCAAAAAACGATATTACTTATCAGTATATCGATCAAGACGGATTAGCATTAGTAGATGAATGGGCAGAGGCTTGGTCATATTACTTAATCAAAGCAAGTGCAAATCTTGCAGTTGAAAAAGGTGCTATTTCAGGAACGATTGAAACAAAATATGGAGATGGCATTACGCCAAATCAAACATATAAACAAGATGTAGACGAACTTGTTCCTCATACTGAACGTATGGATTGGGATGGATTACGTAAGCAACTTAAAGAAACAGGAATACGTAACAGTACATTAATGGCATTAATGCCTGCAGAAACGTCAGCACAAATTAGCAATAGTACAAACGGTATTGAACCACCACGTGCATTTGTTAGTGTTAAGCAAAGTAAGCATGGAGTACTAAAACAAGTTGTTCCTGGTTATCACAAGTATAAAAACAAGTATGATTTACTTTGGGACCAGCGCAGTCCTGAAGGATACTTAAAAATTGTAGCGGTACTACAAAAATATATAGATCAGGGTATTAGTGTAAACACAAGCTACAATCCTGCATTTTATGAAGATGAAAAGATTCCAATGAGTACAATGTTACAACACCTTTTGTTATTTTACAAATATGGTGGAAAGCAATTATACTATTTTAACACTAATGACGGTCAAGGTGAAATTACATTTGAAGACTCGCAAGGAGAACTTGCACAAGGAGAAGTAGACGACGATGCATGCGAAGCATGTGTAATATAATAAGGGAAATTAAAAATGTCAGTACTAAACATTAAACAGGATAAGCATCATACAGAAGCAAATGCATTTTTAGATGAAGGTCTAGGTATGCAACGATATGATGTATTAAAATATAAGCAATTTGATAAATTGACAGAAAAGCAATTGGGATTCTTCTGGTTGCCGCAAGAAGTAGATGTTAGTAAGGACAGTAAAGATTTTAAAAACCTTACAGAACACGAACAACACATCTTTACAAGTAATCTAAAAAGACAAATTTTACTTGATAGTGTACAAGGTCGTAGTCCAAATTTAGCGTTGCTTCCTATTACAACATTACCAGAACTAGAAACTTGGATTGAAACATGGGCATTTAGTGAAACAATTCACTCACGTAGTTACACGCATATTATCCGCAACGTGTATAACGATCCTAGCAAAGTTTTTGATACACTAATGGACAGTAAGGAAATTACAGATTGTGCAGATTCTATCAGTAAATATTATGACGATTTGATTGAATATAGTCAATACGTTGAATTACTTGGTTATGGCAATCACACAGTTAATGGAAAGAAAATAGAACTAAATGAATATGATCACAAGCGCAAAATTTGGATGTGTTTAAATAGTGTTAATGTGTTAGAAGGTATTCGATTTTATGTTAGCTTTGCATGCAGTTGGGCTTTTGCTGAACTTAAAAAGATGGAAGGCAATGCAAAAATTATTAAGTTCATTGCACGTGATGAAAATGTACATCTTGCATCAACACAGTATACATTAACAAAAGTTCTGCCTAAAGAAGATCCAATGTTTGCAAAAATTGCAAAAGACTGTGAACAAGATATTACTGATATGTTTGTTGAAGCAGTTGAACAAGAAAAACAATGGGCTGAATATTTGTTTAAAGATGGTTCTATGATTGGTTTAAATACAGAGTTGTTACATAGGTATATTGAATGGATTTGTTGTAAGCGTATGACAGCACTTGGATTAAAATGTCCATATACAACAACACAAGCAAACCCACTACCATGGACACAAAAATGGATTAGTGGATCAGATGTACAAGTGGCACCACAAGAAACAGAAATTAGTTCTTATGTCCAAGGCGGCGTAAAACAAGACGTATCAGAAGATACTTTTAAAGGATTTAGTTTATGACAAACGTAACAGTTTATAGCAAACAGCATTGTCCGTCTTGCGTAAAAGCAAAGGCATTGCTTGAAAAAATGAATATTGAGTTTGAAGCAAAAATGCTCGATGAAGACTTTACAAGAGAAGATTTAATGGAAGTTGCTCCAACAGCTCGAACATTTCCACAAGTGTTTATCAATGGAAATAATA